CGCGCGGGTGTACGCAAGTGGTTGGCCGTCTCCAACCGCCTTATTTGACCCCTACTTCGAGAGCGTCAGCCTGTTGCTGCACATGGATGGCAGCAATGCGAGCACGACGTTTGTTGATAGCAGTCTGGGCAATCTGGCTGTCACTGCAAACGGCAATGCGCAAATTTCTACGGCGCAGTCGAAGTTTGGGGGGAGTAGTGGGCTGTTTGATGGGAACGGCGATTATTTAACACTTGCGGATAGTTCTATTTGGGACTTGTCGGGCGATTTTACGATTGAAGCTTGGGTCAAGGCATCCGCCACTGGATTTGGGCCTATATTCTCAACCAGGAACACGGGAGCCGCCGTCAATCCAGTTCTCTATCTCTGGGATACTGGCGTTTTGGCGTGGTATTACAATACTGCAGCCCGTATAACCGGAACGACAAATATCGTAGGAGGGAATTTCTACCATGTGGCGGTCTGCCGATCGGGTGACTCGACTCGTCTATTCGTAAACGGAGTCCAAGAGGGTGCGACTTATGTAAATTCTGATACTTATGTTGCTGATGGAGTCTGGATAGGGTCTATACCTGCATCTAATCAGCACTTTAATGGCTACATCGATGATCTCCGCGTTACAAAAGGGGTAGCTCGCTACACCAGCAATTTCACGCCTCCCACCCTGCCCTTCTACAACACCACCATCCCCACCGTTGACTCCAGCTTCTCCAGCGTGAGCCTGCTGCTGCACATGGACGGTGCAAACGGCTCAACGACGTTCACGGACTCCAGTAGCAATGCGCTGGCAGTCACTGCCAACGGCAACGCGCAGATCACGACGACTAACTCCAAATACGGAAGCGGGTGTGGCTTATTCGATGGGACTGGCGATACACTTACTATCTCCGATACAGACCTTCTTGAGTTCGGCGGCGACGACTACACGATAGAACTGTGGATTAATACGACACAGACAACGCAATACAGCACTCTGATCAGCCGCATGAACGGCGCTTTTACAAATGGCTCGTGGACTTTGTTGATTAACAACTCAGGCACAGGTGGAGGAGAGGTAGCGTGGTGGGTTCAGAACCACAGCATTGCTGGGCCGATGATGACGACTTCAGGTGTTTCGGTAATTGATGGAGCGTATCATCACATAGCTGTTGTGCGTAATGGATCTGCACACGCAATTTATGTAGATGGCGTCAGCAGGGCCACTGCCACAACTACCTACACGATTTCCAATGTGGCTTTAGGCGTCACGATCGCGGGTGATGCTACTTACGGACGCAACTACAACGGGCGCATTGACGATCTCCGCATCACCAAAGGCGTAGCTCGCTACACGTCCAACTTCTACATCCCTCGCGCAGCGTTCCCTGACGCTTAGAATTAACTAGCGCTTAATCCCCATGGCAGCTCCCAATCTTAAAAGCCCAACAACGATCACTGGCAAGACTGACGGCTACGCAGTTACCACTAGTTTGGCTGCAGCTTTAACGAACAGCGCTGCCAGCGGCAAGGTGCTGAAAATCAACAGCGTCTATTGCGCCAATGTAGACGGCACCAACAGCGCTGACATCAGCCTCACTTATTACAACGGTACGACAGATTTTTATCTAGCGAAGACCGTCCCTGTTCCACCTGACGCTACTCAAGTTTTGGTAACACGCGAGGCGTACTTCTACCTTGAGGAAGGCGATAGCATCCGAGCGCTCGCCAGTGCCGCCAGTGACCTAGAGCTGGTGATCGGCTACGAGGAGATTGCGTGATGATTGGACTTGATCAAGGACTAATTAAAGGCCAGCGCGGCCTAGTGGCGTGGGTGAACTTTGATGGCACAAGCACTGTGACCATCCGCGCAAGCTATAACGTCAGTAGTATTACTGACAATGGGGTAGGTAATTACACAGTCAACTTCGCAGCGGCCTTGCAGGATACTAACTACTTTCTGACCGGATATTGCGCGTATTCTTTTAATAGCACTCTCGCTTATAGAATATTTAGTGGCACGGCTCGTACTACTTCCTCTGCTCAGATACGGACAGGCTACGTTTCCACTCTTGAGGCAGCCTTTACGGCTGATGACGTAGCCGATGTAAACGTCGGCATCTTCCGTTAACGCCATGTCTCTCATCATCTACACCAACCAAGCCGGCGGGCTCAGCATCGTCATCCCAACAGGCGAGTTGCCCATTGACGAGGTAGCAGCCAAGGACGTGCCAGCAGGCGCGGACTACGCGATTGTTGAAGACGACGCAGTGCCCCCAGATCGCACCTTCCGTGCCGCATGGGTACTACACAACGGCACCGTGGAGCATGACCTTTACAAGTGCAAAGAAATTGCCCACAAAATGCGTCGAGCCATGCGTGCTGCTGAGTTCGCGCCACACGACGACATCATCGCCAAGCAGATTCCTGGTATAGACCCGAGTGCGGCAGAAGCTGCGCGTCAGGAAATTCGCCTTAAATACGCAGCCATGCAAGTCGCTATCGATAGCGCCACATCACCGGAAGAAATCAAAGCTGCGCTTAACGCCTAAACTCAATACATCGCGCTCACGCCATGGCCAGCCTCATCTACAACTCGTGCATCGATGACATGGCCAAAGGTGCCATCGACTTCGATACCGATACCTTCAAAGCCATGCTGGTCACCAGCACCTACACCCCCAACAAAGACACCGACACCAAACGCAGCAACGTCACTAACGAAGTAACCGGCACCGGTTACACCTCAGGCGGAGCCACCACAGCTGTCACCGTCACCAAGGACACAGCTAACGACAAAATCACCATCACCTTCGGCGCCGTGAGCTGGTCAACCGCCACCATCACCGCGAGGGCGGCAGTCGTCTACAAGTCCCGCGGCGGGGCCAACACCGCCGACGAGCTCGTCTGCTACGTCGACTTCAACGGCGACGTGACTGCCACCGGCGCCACGTTCAGCCTCGGTAGTAGCACGATCACGTTGCAGAACTAATGGCAACATTCCCTGCGCTGAAAGCGTCATCGCGTAGCTACAGCATGGGCGTGTTCCCCGTCACCGAGGAAAAAGGCTTCGGCGGCGGTTCCATCCGTTTCAAGCACGGGAACACCAGCTACGGGCACGTCCTCGATCTCGGCTTCCTCGCGCTGACCCAGGCACAGGCCAAGCTGATCCGCGACCACTACCGAGCTCAGCACGGAGGGCACATCCCATTTGCCCTGTCCACCGAGGTCTGGGCTGGCCACAGCAGCGCGACATCGCTTGTCCCCTCAACAATGGTGTGGCGTTACGCCTCCCCACCGGAGGAAGTCCACGACACCCGAGGTTTCGTCGACGTATCCCTGTCCCTGATCTCCACAAGTGACATGATCTTCGGAAGTGCTACAGGTATGACACGCACCGTCACTATCACCCTGACCCGCGGTGCAGGCGGCGTGTAGCGAACATCCAAAAGACCCTCGTTAGACTGGCTAATGCACCAGATTGCGTTGGCCAGCAAGAGCAAAACAGGAATCTCCAGCCTCCGCCGGTCCTTCGAACCCGGTCCCCCGAAGACGACATCCCAGGGACAGGGTCAGCATTCCCGCCCTCGATAGTCTGAACCTATACCAGGGTTGCTTTCGCGCGTTGTGTTCGAGGTCATAGCCGCCGCGCTCGGGGCCGCGATCACGGTCGGCGCCATGGGAATTGGTGCACTGGGTAGCCGAAACCGCGAGGGTCGCGACGCCGTCATTCGGCTGACCGCTGCCGTCGAGAACGTCGCCAGTCGTTTGGAGACCTTACACGTCGACATCAAAGCCGACCGCCGCGAGACCTTTACGCGGCTGAACGACATCGAGCAGCGTCTCACCAAGATCGAAGTTCAGACCCAAGCGGAAGGCTGCCGCGGATGAGCAACCCAGCCGTCGTCGCTCTCGTCCTGAAGCTGCTCGTCGGCTGCTACTCCTACATGCTCGTGATGGCCAGCGCGAACGTGCTGAGCTGCGAGATCCGCCGCCCCGGGCAGTGCGGCAACCAGTGGACGCAAGCCTTCACTGTCGCCGGTGGTGCAGCCTCGACACTCTGGGCGTACATCACTGACTCGCCGAGTCAGGCCGCCCCCCGAGGACGGCAACGCTCCCCACGCCAGGACCCATGAAATCCTTCCTGATCGACCTCGCCAAGGTGCTGCTCCGAGCCGCCCTCACCGAGACCGTCCGCCGAGGTCTCCCGGAGATCTACAAGCGACTTGACGCTGAGGTGCCTGTACTGCTGTACAACAACGCGCCAGCGTCCTCAGTAGCTGGTGTTGTAGCAAGCGCAATCGCCGATGTATCTGGCAAGAAAGCTGCTAAGTCTCAAGTAGAGGCAATCATCGGTCTTTACGACCCTATCCGCGCCGCTGCTCGCGCACTCCGCTAACACCGAGCTCGATAGACTGCGGCCAGGAGGTCGACACGATGAATCAGCCCGGTGTCTACAATATCAAGTTGCAGCGCCGCGCTGATTATAGCGTTTTGCTCACACTAAAAGACAGCACAGGGGCTCCTATTAACTTAACAGGCTGGGCAGCGGCAGCACAAGCCTGGGATTACACACGTACCACAAAACACGCAGACTTTGCGATTACATACACAAATAGAGCCGCGGGACAGATTACGCTTTCTCTTACAGCAACACAAACCACAAGTTTTCCCAAAGAGGCACAGTACGACCTCCTACTAACTGACCCATCAGGTATCAAAGAGTTTTACCTTGAAGGCAGTATTGTAACTTCCGAAGGTTACACAGCGCCATGACTACTGTCTCTGTCAGCGAGACCTACAACACAGTCGTCGTCGAGAACGACACCGGTGTCATCGTCGAGTTGGCCGCCGGGGGACCACAGGGTCCATCCGGTCCAGCAGGGCCTGGTGTTCCCGATGATGGTGCCGAAGGCGACTTGTTAGTTCGTACTTCTGGACCTCCTTACGCCACCGCTTGGACCACTGAGCCCACCGTTGACAAGCTCGGGCTTGATGTAGCTGCCAATGAGACAGTTAGCACCGGCCAAATTGCTTGGGATTCTGCCAATGCAACTCCCGTCGTACGGCACCGTCCCAATGTTGTCGGCAGGCTCGGTCAGGACCAACACTGCTTGTGCAAAAACACGTCAGCAGTTTCCCTAATAAAAGGTCGAGTCGTAATGTTTACTGGCGCCGACTCAGTATCCGGCCGCATTGAAATTGGACCGCTTCTTGCTAATGGTCAATATCCAGGTTACGTTTATTTTGGTGTTACAGCAGAAGCAATAAATGCTGGCGAGTTTGGAATGGTTTGTACGTTTGGCTTCATCGAGGGCATTGATACTTCAATTTACCCAGAAGATTCTATTTTGTGGGCCTGCACGGTTAATCCCGGCGCCATGGTGCTGGAGCAAAACTTACAACCAGCGCCCGCGTTGTCCATTCCAACAGCTGTTGTAGTTAAAAGCCACGCAACAGATGGAGTTATTTTTGTACGAGCAAACACAGGTGCTGAGTTGCGCCTGCTGCATGACGTTTACACCGATCTTGCTGCGGATGGTGATGTTTTGACGTGGGTAGATGCATTAAATAGGTGGGAAGCTGTCAAAATTCCCAATGCTGCTCCACGTTCTATTACGATTGCCGGCCCTCAAGCTGGTGATAATTTTACCGTTTTTCGTACAGACACAGAAACAACAATTTCAGCGGTTACCGCTTTAGTTAGTGGTACCGCACCTAGCGTTACTTATGAAATACGCTACGCCAGCAATCGCACCAATGCTGGAGTGCTTGCAACTATTAGTGAGACAGTCACCAATTCCACGGTCGGTGATCCCGCAACAGTTCAAAACCAACCGATCCCGGCGGACTCTTATGTTTGGCTCGTCATTACGGCAGTCAGCGGTACAGTAGGGGAACTGAACGTCACCATCGCCTTCTGACCAATGGCAACCTTTAACAAATTTAATTCTTTTGTAGAAGCAGCCCTAGAGGGCGTCCACAATTTTCAGACCGCAACCCTGACCGTTGCTCTGACCAACAGCGCTCCGCTGGCGACCAACACGCAGCTGAGCAACATCACCCAGATCAGCTACACCAACATCCAAAACGGCACCACCACCGGCCGCAACTTGGCGGGTGTGACCTCGGCGCAGACCAGTGGCAGCTACAAGCTGGATGCCAACGACTTGGTGCTCACCGCCACCGGCACAGTTCCGACGTTCCGGTACGTCGTGCTGTACAACGACACCGCCACCAACGACGAGCTGATCGGCTGGTACGACTACGGCGCTGCCGTTGACCTGCTGAACGGCGAGACGTTCACGATCACCTGGGACGCTGCTGGCATCCTGACCCTGGCCTGATAACTGAAACGACGGAGGCAGGGCAATGGCTGTTGCACATAGCTCTGCCTCGGAGTCCCATACAGGGACAACAGGCTCAACCAACCAGACGGCGTTCAGCTGGACACATACACAGACGGGCACGCCTCGGGGTGTGCTCGTTTTTGTGCATGTCGCCAACAGCACTCTTAATCCGGTTGGTACCGTCACCTACGGCAGCGTCACACTGACGCAAGTTGAAGGCGGCGCCGCAATCGATAGTGCCGGTGAAGCTGGCCGAACTGATCTGTTCTTTGCCGGATCCGGGCTACCCAGCGGCAACCAGACGATCACGGTCAACCGGACCAGCAACGCCGCGATTATGTACGCGTCGGCGGCCACCGTAACGGCGGCCACGAACACCAACGTCACCGGCATTGTGCTGCTGGAAGGCGATGGCACGATGGCCGAGCAGAGTGTCGATGACGGCACTCCTGGCACCAATAGCCTGCGCTACGCAGCCGCCTACTCAGGTCTTAACGCACCCCCGACGACTGGTGCGAACAGCACATCGCTCACCAGTATTGACTTCGGCAACTACACGGCTGCGATGGTCCGCGAGACCACCGCCGGCCGAGGTGCCCGCTTAGTTGGTTTTACAACCGCCAGCGACGACCGCGCCGCGGTGCATGTGGCGGTGCGCGAGCTGTGGAACCGCACTGATACCGAGACGGTCGGCGCGTTCACGCTGACGGGCAACGCCGCCACGCTGGCCCGTGCGTATGCACTAACCGCTGAGGCGGGTACTTTCACTGCCACCGGCAATGATGCAGGGCTGAAGAAACCAGCTGCTATAAAGGCCGATGTTGGCAAGTTTTTCGCTACACCATCATTCAATGATTTAGCATATAGTGAGCAACTCACTGGCCCTTACTGGACTAAGCTCGGTGTCACCGCCACTGAGAACGCAACAACAGCACCAGACGGAACGCTGACAGCAGAGCTTTTCGTTGAGAATACGACTAGCAACCTTCATGGTTTTAGGAGAACAAGGACTTACGAAGCTGGAGTTGAGTATACAGCGTCTATTTACCTCAAGCCCTACAACACATCACGCGGTATTGAGCTGACGCTGGGGGATAATGGTATTGCGTTCGGTTCAGGCTCTGATCCGCCTACTATTAGAGTCAACCTCAACACAGGGACAATACTCGCGGTAACTGGCTCTCCCAGTGCAACTTCGCTAACCAACGAAGGAAACGGCTGGTATAGAGCATCTATTACTAAAACTGCCATATCAGACTCATCTATTTGCAACTACACGGTTTACCCTGTAAATATTAATACCGTTTACGTAGGTGACGGTACAACTGGTTTTTATGCGTGGGGAGCGCAGCACCAAGAAGGGCCACTGACCCCGTACGAGCCAACTGCTCCATCAACAGGTATCGGTAGCGTCGCAACGCGACTTGCATCGCTATACCACAATCACACGCTAACAGGCGAAGTTGGTGGGTTTGCATTAACTGGTCAGCCCGTAGCGTTGACCAAGAACCGCCCAGTTACGGGCGGCACCGGCGCGTTCACCCTGACCGGGCAGCCGGCTGAAGCTAGCCACAACGTCGTCATCGAGGGCGGCACTGGTGCGTTCAGCCTCGTTGGCAACGACGCCACGCTGAGCAAGGCGGCGGCCTCAAAGGTACTGACCGCCGACACCGGCAGCTTTGCTCTTGCTGGCGGTGCGCCAGGTCTCAGCGTCGGCCATCACCTTGATCCTGTCGTTGGAGCGTTTGCGTTCACCGGCAACCAGGCCGGTCTGGCGGATACCGATCGCCTCACCGCTGAGACGGGCGCGTTTGCGCTGACCGGTAACCCTGCGACCGTGCGGCGTGGGTATGCGCTGGCCGCGGCCGCCGGCATATTCACGGCAGCTGGCCAACCGGCAACGCTGCGCCAGAACCCGCGCATCGAGGCCAACAGCGGCAGCTTTGCGCTGAGCGGCGGCGCCCCTGCCCTGCTGCGCGGTCGTTACCTGAGTGGCGGTGCTGGCGAGTTCATCGAGACGGGCCAGCCGGTTGCATTCCGCCGCACCTGGGCGGTTCAGGCGGCCACCGGTGCTTTTGCGTTCACCGGCAACCCGGCCAGCCTCACCGAGCTTGGCGCCTACGAGATCGATGCGCTCGTCGGCGCCTTCACGTTTTCGGGGCAGCCCGCCAACCTGGCTCAAAGCCAGACCATGCCGGTCACTGCCGGCACCTTCACGCTCTCTGGGCAACCGGCGACACTGCGCCAGAACCCGGCACTCGCTGCCGAGACCGGAGCATTCGCCGTCAGCGGCCAGCCAGCGGGGCTGACGCAGGGGTACCAGCTCAACTGCGCCGCAGGCAGCTTCAGTGTTGCTGGCAATGCCGCGACGCTAACCAAGCTGTCGGCCAAGCAGCTTCTGGCGGATGTCGGTGCATTTGCACTCACGGGCCAGCCGGCGGTGCAAACGCACGCCCGTCAGCTCGGAGCTGCGGCGGGCGCATTTGGCTTGGCCTCCAACGGGGCAGCGTTCCGCCGTACCTGGGCTGTAGCCCCAGATAGCGGCACCTTCGCGCTCACCGGCAGCGCCGCCACGCTGTCGGCGCTCAGAGCCTTTCAGCTCACTGCCACTGCCGGCGTTTTCACCGTTGGCGGCAATGCAGCCACTCTCCGCACCAGTCGCCTGCTTTCTGCGACGTTCGGCAGCTTTGCGCTTACCGGCAACAACGCAAACCTATCCGATACCGACGAGCTATTCGCAGCTGCCGGCACCTTTGTTGTGACAAGTTATGCCGCAGCGCTGAACAAGACAACTACCGCCAGGCGCCGCAACGTACTGATCTTCTAGGTGCCAAATCTGAATATGCTCTACACCTAAAAATCAGCGATACGCTGAAGCAGTTGCCTCAAATCGTTGGCCGTCAAGTCCAAGACCGCTCTCGGAAAGATCGAGCATAAGACGCTGCCCCCGAAGAAAACACGTCAAGGCCAAGGTGCACATTCCAAACCAAATCATGGCCGCAAGAAAACACGCGGACAAGGCCGCTAACTAATACACCCACTCCGCTACCGGTCGCACCCCAGCACCCGCCACAAAACCGCCGCCACCCCTGGTGTCCAGGTGCAAAAACCCCCGAGGGCGCCCATCACCTAGCCCACCAGTCCACCGCACCCGCACCCACTGGTAGAAGCTCTCCAGGCTTCGGCCCACGGGGTAGACATCGAACGCTTCCCCCGTGGTGTGCCTTGAGCCCGGAACACCACCGACCTGTGCGTTGATCGGCTCGGGCCTATAGAAGCTGGTCACCCCAAGCGGCCCGCCCCAGGCATCGCGCAGCTTCTGGAACTCCGCTGCAGTGTGCAGCAGTCTGTTGCGAACTGATGCGCCCTCTGTGGGAATCCGGCGCTTATCCCACTGCAGGATCTCCCCGACGGTGAGATTCGGCGTAACCAGACACCCGAAGTCCCCCCAATCCACCGAGGCCGGTATGGCCTCTCCCTCCCGCTGCACCTTCCGCCAGTGCGGCTCGAAGACAAACCACGTCCCAGCCCCTGCGGCCAGCTCAACCTGCGCGTGCGCGTCTTGGACAGCCTCCCTGTAGCCGCATACGCCATAGCGCTTCCCTCTTACCACCGGCACCTTCGCCTTGTCCCCGAGCTCGGTGGCCTGCTTCGGCTCCTTCTTCAGCCAGGTGTCCTGCGTCGCCTCGAACTCGAACAGCAACGGCTTGGGCTTTGCTTTGACAACCTCGGGGGCCGCCTCCGCCACCCCCGGCAGATGCTCGTCCATCAGCTTGATCAGCTTCTCCGCGTAGCGGGGATCGGTGGCGTAGCCCTGCTTGACCAGCTCCTTGGCCGCCACCTCGCGAGTCGCGGCCCGGTTGACACCCTCGTACCTGTCCCAGTCCTTGTACCAGCGGGTCACGAGGCAGCGAACGCACTCCCCGAGGTCGGCAAAGTCGAGGAACGCGGCCTGGATCTGCACCGGCTTGCCATCGACGTACTCGGTCGTTGTGCGCGTTGTGCCCGCCCCCTTGAGCCCGAAATAGTTGTGACGCCCCGAGGTGTACTGCCCAAACCCCGATTCCAGCGCCCACTGCGCCGCCACGAGCTCCGGGAACTTCGCCCCAGCCTCCTTGGCCGCTGCCAGTACCCCGAGCCAGTTGTTGGTGTACCCCTGTGGCTTCGAGCTCGGCATGGCGCTGCGGCGTATGAGTCAGGCTACTAAGCCAGGATTAAGCCAACCGCGAACTAAGCAGTCAAGACAAAGCAGGCATTACAGCGCTTCTCAGCCAGACACGAGCACTTTGGGGTAGTGGGGGTCGTGGGTTCAAATCCCGCCGCTCCGATTCAGTAAAACCGGCAAATCCCAGTCACAGAGCCGCTTCTCCTCGAGAGGCGGCTTTTCTGTTTCAAGGCTCCTAGGCCCAAACAGACCTACTCTGACAGGGGTTTTAAGCCAGAACTAAGCCAGGTCGATGACCGAGCTGGACGCCGCCAACGCCAGGCTCAAGGCCGGCAAGCACCGCTGCTCCATCCAACTCCGAGGGCGGTCCTACGCGCTCGTGGCCACCCTGCCCACACGCGACGGCAGCGCCTGCAAGCAGCAACGGATCGCCCTCGGTTCAGACATCGATCTCCTCGGTGCCGAGCGCCGTGCCGTCGAGCTTGGCGAGCAGCTCCGCAGCAAGACCTTCAGCTGGGATGCCTGGGACGTTGCACCGGCCTCCGAGGCCCTCACCGTCCCCGACTTCATCAAAGCCGCCCAGGCCCTGCACGCCTCCAAGTACCGCAAGGACCCCGAGCGCGGCAACAACGCCTGGTCCAAGAAGTGGGGCCCGGCGCTGCGCAAGCTCCCGCCCTCGGGTGTTGTCAGCGCGTCCGTCTTGCTGCGCGTGATCCGGACCATGCCCGCGGGTAGCGCCGTGCGCCGGGACCAGGGCAACCTGTTAAGCCAAATCGCCAAATCCCTTGGCTTAGACACCGAACCGCTCCTCGAAGCCTGCCGCGGCTACGGCGTTGACAAACTCACCGAGCGCGACATCCCCTCGGACGAGGCCATCGAGGCAGCGCTGAAGCACGTCACCCTGCCGCACTGGCGTTGGACCTTCGGGATGTGTGCGGCCTACGGCCTCCGCCCCCATGAGTGCGCCGAGCTCGTGTTCCTGGAGGACAATTGGATCGAGGTGCACGACAGAACCAAGACCGGCTCCCGCCGCGTCACCGCGTGCCCGAGCGCATGGGTCGAGCGCTTCGCTCTCCGTGAGATGCCACGCCCCAGCCAAAGCGCCAGTCACCTGGGCAAGGCGCTCAACGACGCCCTCGATCGAGACGGGGTAACGATCAAGCCGTACAACATGCGTCACGCCTTCGCCCTGCGCCTGATGACCAAGGGCGTCGGAGCCGACATCGCAGCGAGACTCATGGGTCACAGCCTGCAGGTGCACCAGACGACCTATCAGAAGTGGATCGAGGCCGACCGGATTCAAAAAGTCATGGTGGGCATTCAGCTTTAGGTCGCGCTAGTGTCTAACCAGATCCAGATAGACCTATGCCGGCCGGGCTCAGCACCTCAGCCCAAGACGAGATTCTCAATCGCATCGACAACCTCGAACGGACGATCGTGGCGTTGCTCGAAGGCATCCGCCCCACTCCCGAGAGCGATTGGGTCGACTCCAAGGAGTTCTGCCGCCTGGTCGGTCTTAAGGACACCAAGGCGCTGGTGTACGAGATGTCCAAAGGCGTCTTGCAATGGCCCGCCATCAAGAACATCGGCACAGCAAAACGGCCTCGGTACAGATTTCACCGCACTAAGGCCGTTGACCAGTTCCTGAACAGGTCGTTGTGATCTCAGACGAGGAAGCCTTCAAGCGCTGGGTCGCCAAGCTCCACACCGAGTGGCTAACCAACTGGCAGGACATGCCGGACATCACCTACGCGTGGTGGAACCTGTTGATCACAGTCCTTGATGACGCGCAGACCGACGAGCGCGGCGACATCATCGACTGGGCATTCACCGTCGAACCCCTTTCCAATAACGCTCCTCTGCCTTCTCCTCCCACGCCCGGTGCTGCGCCAGACGCGCGGAAGCCCGAGCCCGGCGCTTGCAGAGGTTCCAGTCGTGGAAGAACTGGGCGTCGTCAACCAGGCGTTGGAGCAACCCGTTAGGGAGTCGCTCCGCGATCCTGATCAGCTTCTGCAAATAGCGAGCTCGGGCCTCCGACGGGTCCAACTCAGACCTTGGCTGCGATCTTGGCTGCCACCGGCGTGGTCACAGGCTTGGGTACCAGGCGGATGGCGTCGTCATCGATCACGATCTCAAGCTCGTCGCCGGGCTGCAGGTTGAACCGCTGCGAGTAGGTCTTGCCCAGCAGGATCACACCGCTGCGATGCACGGTGGTCTGGTACTGCGCCACCTTGCCAGGAGCCTTGCCGACGGCGATGGCGACACCCTGCGCACGAAGCAGCGCGTTGTAGAACTGCTTGACGAGGACTTGCTCCTTGCCAGTTTTAGTGGCGCGGACGTAGCCAGCAGCCCGTGCCAGTTCAGTTTGATTCATATCCTCGTGCTCTTTGACCAGATCGAGGAGTGCCTTGCCAACCAGCATCGGTAAGCGGGGAAACAACGACCAGATTAGGACGGGCGAACGCACGAGGAAAGAATGTCAGTTATTTCGCATCTGCCCAGGTCTTACCCCATGACACTTCGGCCTCGACGGGAACGTTCGAGCACACCTCTGCACCGGCTGACTCCATCGCGTTTTTGAGCACAGTCGCCCAGTGCTCCTCACGCCCTTCCTTGACCTCAAGGACGATTTCGTCGTGCACCATGGCGATCAGCCTGGCTTCGTCAGCAGGAGCGGCAAGGATTGCATCCCACAACTTGGCGATAGCAAGTTTTGCAATATCACCAGCTGTGCCTTGAACCTGCGTATTGATGCGCGTGGTGTACTTATCATTAAACCCGAGCAGCCTGCGACGCCTCCCGAGGGCGGTCTGCACGCACGGCGTCGTACGCGTACCTTCCTCCTGCTGCCAGCGATAGAGCTTGGGGTAAGCGGAGCGAAAGCCCTCGACAATCTCCCTGGCCTCATCGATGTTCATGTCAACGCCGTACTGAGCAATCGCTTGTTTCTGCAATGTTGCTGCGCCCGCACCATACAGCAAACCAAAATTAGCCATCTTAGCAGAAGTTCTAGCTTCTTTAGTAACTTTATCCAGCGGCACACCGGTAATCAATGAAGCGGTCTCGGTGTGAAGGTCGCGCCCTGCTCGATATGCCTCCAGCATGCGCTCCTCCCCCGAGAGCTCCGCAGCGACCCGCAGCTCCACCTGAGAGAAGTCCGCGACCACGAGTGCGTACCCCGGCGCCGCCACAAACTTGCTCCGAAAGTCCTTGCCGCGGTTGACCTGCTGAAGGTTCGGAGATGCCGCGCTCAGACGCCCTGTCTCGGTGCCCATCTGCCTGTAGTTGCAGTGAATCCGACCATCCGGACCAATGGACTCCAGCAGCTTCTCGATGTTGCTGACCTTCGTCACCGAGGTCTTCCAGTTGAGGTACTGATCAACCAGCTCTTCACTGCTCCGCAAAAACGCCAACAGGTTCTGGTCCAGGCTCGGGGCACCCTTCTCGTCGGGGGGCAGCAGGATCCCGGCTTTCTCGAAGCCCTCCGCCATCTGTTTCGGCGAGCGCGGGTTGAAGCCCTTGTAAAGTTTTGTGCCAAGCCGTTTGACCCCCGAGTCTTTCTCCCGGGTGTTGATGCTCCCGTCTGGATCTCGCGGCAACCAGGAGTTCGGATCGTCAGGCAGGTTGCGTCGAATCTCCTGATCCAGGTGCTCCAGGAACAGCGTTTTGAGAGCCTCAGACTCCTCTGTCAGGGACAGACGCAGTTCCTCCGCACCGTCGCGGTCAAACCCGAACCCGTGCCACTGCATCAGCGCGATCGGGCGCAGGGCCCGCATCTCCAGCGCAAACAGATCCCAATTCGTGGTGTCGCCCCGCATGATGTCGCCGCGCAATTTCTGGCTCAGTAGCGGCGCCAGGTGAGGCAGGCAGATGGCGTCCCGCGCCGAGTAGACGAACTGCTCTGAGCTGATCTCCCCGCTCCAATCCGACTTCTGGAGCTCCTTCGGCATCTCGAAGCCCAAGTTGCGCTCAACTATCGCCCCGAGGTCGTTCTTCGCCCCCGACCCGTTGTTGATCAGCTTGGCGGCGACCATGGTGTCGAAGATCAGCCCCCCGAGAACGACACCCTCCCCCCGCAAGAAATTCAGATCAAACGCCGCGTTCTGCAGGATCTTGCGCTGGGGCCCTTCTAATAATTCCTTAAGGTCACGTAGGCCCTCGGCCTCCCACGGCACAGCCCGCTCACCGTCCTTGCGCCATCCGTTGAGGTCAACAATCAGTGCAAAATCTTTCATTCCGAGCTGGATGAGCCGCACCTGATCCACTCGTGGATCGAGGCCGGTGGTCTCGGTATCAACCCCGAAAGGCTCGCCTGACCCTGCGATCTGGGCGACGCGCTGACGCAGCATGGTGGCCTGGCTCGGCCCCCGCACCACGTCGAAGTCTGGACGGCGAAGCGCTTCGCAGGCGCCCTCAACAAGTTTCGATGGCATTGTGAAGTAACTGCTGCAAAAGGATGGACAACCTCTCGCTGAAGTTTGCGGAGGAGTCAGCGCTCAGGCAGATCGACGAGTGCACCGAAATCTCTGAGCTGAAAAAGTTGGCTCGTTCCTTGATCAAGTGTCACTTCAGTGCGAAGGCGCTGATCTGCCAATTGATGGAACAAAGCCTGAAAGACATAACGCAACGGTGCAGTTCCTGCCCCCATACGTAGTCTTGAGCGAGCGGGCTCGGGGCTACGAGCTACGCGGCCACCAGCGGTGAACGGTGGTGACGCAGGGGGAAGGGGCGACTGACCCCTCCCCTTGCCCTGCTCTGGTCAGCCTAGAGGTGGTTCACGATCTGGTCACCAGTCCTCGTTGAACTGGGCCCAGTCCTCCGGCGTCTCCTGCCACTCCCTCAGGACGGGAACGTCCGGGTTGCCTGGCTGGAGGGGTGATTCGGGTTCTCCTGTGGCTGGATCAGCTCGGCGAAAGTCACTGGACGCCTCCTTTATGTATCCGTTTTTGTCCGTTGTCCGTTCATCCCCGAGATCGCCCTCGGGGACTGGGATTCTTGAACGGACATCCTGTTCCGGTTCTGGTTGATGTCCGTTCATCCCCTGAGCTGGTTGGGCGCTCTCGGATGAAAAGACACTAGCCCCGTCCGCGGTGGGGATGTCCGTTCTTAAATCCTGTTCCTGCAGGCGATCTCGGGGATGAATGGACAAAGGACATGAAAATGAGGGCAACGCACGCGAGGGGGTGGGTGGGAGTGTGTAGGACGGCACCGGGCGCCGCTGCCCCTCAACCGGCACAGGCTTCCCCTCCTTGAGCACGCCGCTATCCACCCACCGGTCCAGCCACCGCTTCACCGTCTTGCTTGAGGGTGCCTGCCTGCCCTGACCGCCCATCTCGCCGACCAGGCGCTCCCAGACCTCCTTGGCGGTCATGCGGTCGTTCCCGTCGCCGTCCTCGCTCCGGGCCTTCAGCACCCGGTCCTTGACGATGCGCAACGCCATCGTGTTCGGCTCTGGATCCCCCTGGCCCTGGTCCTCTCGCCGCTCCGTCGGGGTGTAGTCCCACACCGAGTACGCGAAATCCTGGTTCCGCTCGACCACCAGCAGGTCGCCCTGGCGCCCCAGGCGTGACTTCTTGATCTGGATCATGCGGCAGTTGCTCGGGCTGTACCGCCGCTCCCTCAGGGCCTCCCGCTCGTCCTCCGAGAGCGTCCTCAGATGCCACTGCTCATCGACCGCCGCCACGAGGTAGCGCGTCCCCCTGGCGTCTCCCTGGGCGTTGTCGTGGTGGATCCAGATGATCGAGGTGGCGGGAAAGCCCCCCTCGCCTGGGTCACCGTTTTTCTCGGAGTAGTAATAGAAGGGGCTCGCGAACGCCTTGTCCTTCTCCTCGACCTGCATCTTGGTGGAGCAGGAGCCGATCGAATCCACGACCACGAGCGCGGGCTTGTAGGCCCGGATCCACTCAGCGAATTCGTGAGTGTGGTTGAGCTGGAAGCCGCGCTTGACGATGAACCACTTGTCGAGGGCGGGGTTGATGCCGTTGTCCTCGCAGTCCTGCAGGAGCTTGGCTGGGTTCTGGTCGTTCTGAACCCAGAGCACCGTGCCCTGCTTCACAGGGAGCTCGATGCCGCGGATCTTGATCGGGGTCCCTCGGCCCACTGCCGTAGCCAGGCCCATGCATGCCGACGTTTTCCCGAGGCCACCAGCGGCGTGCAGCATCACCTGGGCGGGCCTCATCAGCAGGTTCGGCACGAGGAACTGCATGCGCTCCACGTCTTGCCACCAGTGCTTCTTCTCGTTCTGCCGGCGCGAGTCCCGGTAGTACCGGTACTCATCCATGGCAGCGAGGCATTGCGACCCGTTGAGCCGCCGCCCGGTCTCTGCCGCGAGCTCGGCCATCCGCGCTACGCGCAGCGCGGGGTTCATCTCCTCGTCGTGGATCTTGATGAGCGCCTCGTGGAAATCCCTGGCGTTCATGACGAGCCGCGGGACCTCCTTGGTGATCTGAGCCCTGGCGTCCTCTGGGTAGTTGAAGCCGATCTTCTCCGCGAGGTCGGCGACGTACTTCTCAAGGTCCGCCCCGGTGGGTTTCCCAGCGAAGAGGTCGTCGACCTTGATCTTGTGGATGAAGTCGAGGACGTCACCACCGACGTTGCACGCCTTGCAGTGCCAGCAACCGCTTTCCGCGGAGAACTGGAAGGTGTTGCCGCTCTTGCCACCGTGCCAAGGGCAGCCCGACATCATCTGTGGGCTGTTCCCCTCGCGCTGATGCCAGCCGTACTTGTCAAACACCGGGTGCTGGAACACCAGCTCCTGTAACCGAGGCTGGAGCTTGGCCTGCACCTCCGCTTTGAAGAACCAGCCCCGGATCTGCCGTGGCGGAATGACGGTCTGCCCCCCGAGCTCGGCATCGAGCTCTTTCTGAGTGGCATCGGGAAGCCACGGCACTGGCTTGCGGAAGCCCAGGAGCACGCTGAGCACCCAACCCGGCGCCCTGGCGACGCGACCTTCGTTGTAGTTCAGAAAGCGATAGCGCCCGCCTGTATCGGGGTGGGGCGAGCCCGGCAGCACCGACTGACAGGCGTTGAAGCGCAGAACGACTTCCTCATAGGGGGCATCGCCGTCCTGGATGACGCCCTGCCCTTGCTTGGAGCCCTGACGCTCGACGTCGGAGTTGCCCTTGTGCCAGGCACCGTCCAAGCGGAGGATCAGCGTGGAGATGTCTTCGAGCTCATCGATGATCTGCTGGGGAAGCTGGTAGATGATCTGGCGCCGGCCCGGCCGCCCGGACGTCCAGGACATCGTCTGCTCCTCGCCGTAGGGCTCGTACTCCTCGCCCGCCTCGGCCTTGTATCGGGCATCGGCTTCCGGGCCATCGATGTCGAGGGCGATGAGGCCCATCGAGTGCTTGCCGGTGACAACCCCAACGCCGCGGTAGGACTGACGAGCCTTGTACGCCTCGATGCACAGCTCCGCCGTCAGGGGCGCGGACGGCCATTTCTCGACGTAGGTCTCCTTGCCAGCCACCGGCACGAAGCGCCACCAGCTGGGGAAGACGCCCTTCCGCAGCAGGTCGATGGCCTTACCCCCGAGGTCGTCAGGAGTAGGACTTGCAGATTGTGAAGCAACCATTTAGGGTTCGAACGAATTTGCAGCACATGGGGGGCCTCACCGCCCCCTTTTTCATGCGCCGGGCCGACCAGCCCTGGTCACCGTACCGGCACCACCAGATCCGGACAAGGTCTAAAGGTGTGGGTTTTTTCTTAAAGGGTTGTCGAGTGGGCTCAAACACTTTTATGGTCAAGTGACGATCCGTTGAAGCGTGGGAGCCCTCCTGGTGATAGAACACGCCACCCCCGAGCTCGCCTTAGACCGAGACCCGTCTGGGACGGTGAGAGACCAGTTCGACAACGGTGTCCGCAACTTCTCCCTCCTGTTCACCCGCTGGATGGACACCAACGGCTGGTCCCATCCGGTCATGGTCAACCTGGCGACCAGCTGCCTTGAGCTCCCAGACAACAAGGGCTGGCTCCACTCCAGTCAGATCAGCGGCCTTCGGCACGGCACACTCCTCAGCCCCGGACCCCGCACGTTCGTCGCGATCGCGCGGCTGAACTACTACGTCCACCGCTACGCCACGACGAAGAAGCTGCTCCCTGGCACCAGCAGCTCGAGTTTCTACAGCAATGCTTACGCCATCACCGAGGACGGCAGTCCTCCGTCCCTTGGCTGGTGGGTCGAGGTGTTCTGCGGCGCTCGCGTCCCCAAGGACATCGACATCGCTACCCGGTTTTTCACGGAAGGTCAGGCCGGTGATATGTCCGTGGCGTGGGGTAAGCTCGTCCGCCGTCTGCTGATGGCCCAGGGCCTGGACCTGATCGATGACCTCGACCGAGTCGTCCGCGAGCACTACCCGGTGCGCGAGGTCGAACGGGTCGAGAGACTCCTGGCTGTAATTCACGGCCGAGTGCGCTGGACAGCGGACCAGCTCTTGATGGAACTACCAGCCATTAACGCTCTGACAGCAGGGATTGGCGGCCCCGAAGACGAGGAAGAACTCCTTGCGCTGATTAACAGTTAGGGCCTTGTGGGCGATTGCGCACAGGTAGTGCCTGGCGGAATGCCAGCACTAGCGGTAGCGGTACATTGCCACTACCACGCACCTGCTGCAGTGTTCAGCAAATCCACGGCACACCCGACTGAGACGATCTCCTGGAAGTACGTGGGGCTAGCGCAAGTGAGGCTGCATGAGACCCCGTACGGCCCCAACGTGAGGCTGCTCTGCCACGAGGACGAGGGCAGCGGCCAGTTCGAGGTCAGTTGCGACTATGCAGATTTTGCATATCTGCGGCCGTACATGGATCTACTGGCCGACGCCGCTACCGGTGCCACTGAGCATCCAGTCATCCCTGTGTACCGCGACAACGGCAGAGCCAAGTTCGCCATCTACGGAGCGCAGCATGACTACCCCGAGCTCGGGGCCATCCTCCAGCGCGTGATCAACCGCCAGTCTCTCCGCCGCCGCCGGGACCCCTTCTGAAATTCTTCCGAATCGGTCAACCAGATTTGGTTGACGCCCCCAGGCAACCGGCCTAGGGTGTCGGCAGTCGACCCCCAGGTTTGGGCACTCCCCATCTCCTTTACGGCGAGCGGAAGCGCAAGCGCCATCTGTACCTCACGGATACGGCGCACCAACACCTCGTCGACCTGGCAACCAGCACCGGCTCCTCTCCCTCCGAGATCTGCGAACAGCTGATCCGGAAACACGCCAACGCACATGCCGCCCCCTCATCCCTTCTCATCGACATCCTGCAATGACCGCAACCTTCCTGTCCCTCGACGTCATCGAGGAGATCGCCAAGGAGTCATCTGACTCAGGGCGCTACATCTATCCCTCCAAGATCGAAGGCGAGCTCCGCCTGCGTTTCTTCGGCACCGGCATCACAGGCTTCGAAGCCTGGACTGAGGACAACAAGCCCATCCGTTGGGAGACCAAGCCGGAGAAGCTTCCTGCCAACGTCCGGGTACAAGAGGGCTACGCCCCGCTCAAGCGTTTCCTAGCTGCCAAGGTGTATGACTACGCAGCTGGCGACTTCAAGATTCTGCAGATTACGCAGAAAACCCTGATGGACCAGCTCTTTAAGTACATCAAGGACGAAGACTACGGCGACCCCACGCAATACGACATCAAGATCAGCAAGACAGGCGAGGGCAAGAAGACCGAGTACACCTTGGTTGCTGCCCCTCCGAAGCCCGTAAGCAAGGAGATTCAGGCCGCGTACGACGAGTGGCCCTGCAACCTCAACGCCTTGTACGACGGCGACGACCCTTTCGCTGAAGCGTCGGCTTGATGTAACCAGTTCCGAATCGGGGTGGCGCGATACCCACCCCCTTTCCTAGTCTGGTCGAAAAGTGTTCGCCCATGGCCTCGCAGAAGCCGTCTCTAGTCACCATCTATGCGCGCAACGTCGAACACTGTGCGTTCAAACGTGGCTGGTCGGCACCGAAGCTCGCCACCGAGCTCGGCGTCACGCTCAACACTCTGAACCGCATCCGGTTCGCCCGCAGCCGCTACCTCGACCCCGAAGTCTTCGTCGCCCTTCTCGACATCTTCGAGTGCGAGCCAAACGACCTGCTCCTTCCACAGCCAGGCATCGATTACTCGCATGAGCTCTGCACTCGTTGACGGGCGCATTCCGTTTCTCCCTCGATACGAACCGGTCCGCTCTCACGAGGGCGACGAGCGCCTGTACACCACACCAGTTGGCAGCCTGCACAGTGTCACGACGGTCCTCTCAGGGTCGCGCGACAACACCGGCCTGGAGCTCTGGCGCGAGTCGGTTGGCGCGGAGCGGGCCGACTTCATCAGTTCGTTCGCCTGCTTCCGCGGCAACGGCCATCACCTGAACATCGAGAACTGGCTGACCGACGGCACCGAGCCTGAATTCAGCTTCGCCACGACGCCGTACTGGAAGTCGACGCGCCCATTCCTGGACACGATCGACAAGGCGCTTCTCCTAGAGGGCGCCGTGTGGCATCCCGACGGTTACGCCGGCACGCTCGACGCGATCTGCTACCTCACCGAGGACGGCGACCAGCCGACCTTGTGCGACTGGAAAACGGCGGACAGTCCGCGCAAGCCGGACAAGATCTACGAGTACTCCCTGCAGTGCGCCGCTTACACGGCGGCAGCGAACTACGTCTACGGCCACCTTGGGCTGAACATCACCCAGGCCAAGATCGTCGTCGCTATCGCGGACTCGGAGCCTCAGATCGAGACCCTCGACGCCCGCGCTCTGGAGCAGCTGTACAAGCACTTCCTGGCGCGGCTGCGCCGCTTCACCTTCGCCCGCCAGCGCAAGGGGGGCCGGAAGTGAGCAGCTCGACAAGCGTCCGCGACTACCTGAGCTGCGCCATGGCTGGCTCACTGATCGGCCAGATGGCGATGGCCCGCGACATCAGCGTGGAGGCGGTGCTGGCCCCCAACTCCATGGCACTGCAGAGCCTGCGCACCGAGCTCGACGAGTTCGGTCTCGACGCAGACCTGTTGGCGGAGCAAGCCCTCGCGGCGGTCACCGCGCTGTTCATCGAACCCGAGAACGCGGACCGCATCACGACAGAGCTGACGAAGCTCCTTTGGAGCGTGCTCGGTGACCCCGAGAGCGGTGCGCCTCCGGAGATTTACCGCCGGGCCGGCCACGCGATGCACTTGTCGTTCATCGGCATTCTTTCCCCCGACATTCTCGAACCTTTCTTCAAGTCACTGGATTAGTCATGCCACGCCTTATTGGTCTGTACAGCCCTGCGCCCCAGTCGGGCAAGTCAAGCGTGGCCGCGTATCTGACGAGCTACGGCTACCGGACGGTCAGCTTTGCCAGTCCCCTCAAGGCGATGGTGCGGAGCTTCCTGGCCCACGCCGGCTACACCCACGACCAGATGGACGACCTTTTCGGCCCTGCGAAGAAGGAGCAGATCCTCCCCGAGCTCGGTGTCAGCCCTCGCCACCTCCTGTGCACGATCGGCACGGAGTGGGGTCGCGAGTGCATCAGCCCCGACGTCTGGCTGAAGTGCTGGCAGCGCAACGTGAAGTACTACCTAGACAACGACCTGCCTGTGGTGTGCGATGACGTCCGCTTTCCGAACGAGGCAGAGCTGATCCGGAAGCTAGGCGGAGAGCTGTGGATGGTCACACGCCCCGGCGTCCGTCGCCGCGGCAGCCACGCCAGCGAAGGCAGCTTGGACAACTTTCCCTACTTCGATCGGCGCCTGACGAACGATCGCTCCTTGGTGGACCTGTACCAAGCCGTGCGCCGCGTGATCGATGCAACCACACCGCAGTACACGTCATGAACGCGCTTCTACCTGAGGCGCACGATCGCCTGACCCATCCCTGGCGCTTCCGTCTCGGCGACGTTGTCTACGTCCGAGGCCGTTCGCAGGACCGCACCTTCAAGATCATCGGCGGCGAACTGTGGATGGGCTGCCCGCATCTGACAGTGCTCGACCTCGACGGCAAAGCCTGGCGCGTCGCCCAGATCGAGTGCTCGTCCAAGCCAATCACCTTCCGCAAGGGCTGATGGACCCCTACTTCCGCGTCGAGGTGCTGAACCGCACCGAGCATCCGCAGACCCTGTGCTGGTGGGCGATGCACCAGGACTACAGCGAGGATTTCGCCTTCGACGAGA